TCCGCCGCCATCATCTATACCTCCACGTGGGCCACCGATTGATATTGGCGGTTGAGGTCTTCTAAATCTATCTGCATCATTACCACCAGGGCCGCTCCCAAGTCTTTCTGGTATTAATTGTTGTATGAATGGTAGTTGTTCCATTTGTTTTGGCGGGGGTGGTAGTGCAGGTAATGGTTTCGCTACTGGCAACTCGTTCGTATCTGTTGGTGGTGTAAAAGGTATTGATGGGCCTACTGGTAAAGGTCTAGCTATACCTCCACTAGGATCTCCAACAAAAGGTATAGGTTCTTGTCTTGCGATTGGATCTACTCTTGGTCTTAAAAAAGGATCATCGGCTGGAGGTTGTAGAATTGGATCATCTGTAGGTAACCCTGTGCCAACTCCTCCACCTGGGCCGCCAATTGAAATAGGTGGTTGTGGTCTGCCTATACTTGGTGGTTGAATTGGTAAAGGTCGTATGCCACTAGGAGGTGCAACTGGCCTACCAATTGCTATTGGGCGTGGTCTACCGCTAGTAATCGGTCTTAATCTTGGGTCAATACCTCGAACAGGTCTGTCAATAGGCATAGGTCTAACAGGTCTGCCGATTGATATAGGGGGTCTTGGTCTGCCTCTTACTGGTCCTCTAAAAGGTACACCTCTACCCACAGGTAAAGCTCTTGGATTTTTCTGTGCAAGTAATCTACGTAAACTCATTACACTCTCCCAATATCGTTATATTGCTCGAACATTTTCATAAGTCTATCCATGTTTCTTGCACCTTTTTGTCTGTCAGGTTTACCACTTGGCATTATTTCAATACCAGTTTCTGTTTTTGTTACCTTAAATCCACCTAAACCATTGTTTGCTGCAGGCTTTCTAATGCCTAGATCGAAACCTTGAAAGGTTGGTTGTGGCATTAGATCTGGTCTAATTGATTGTCTGATATCTTTAAGTCCACCCTCTTTCTTTTTAAAATCTTCTTTTACTGCTTTACCGTACAATGCTGCTAGAGCCATCAGACCAGCGTTGCCACCAAATCCACCGCCATCTCCTCTGCCAAAAAAGTCACCTATTTTTCCAGGCAATGTGGCTGACCCTTGTTCTGCTTCAGCTTTAGCAATTGCAGCAGCTTTTTCTTCATCTGTCATAGCTTGTATTTCTGCATCTGTATAACCATATTGCTCTAAAGCGGCAGATCGACCACCAAATCCAAACTGATCACCAATAGTTTTTATAAATTGTGGCGTGCTTCCAACATCATCTGGATCTCTTTTAAATAAATTTCCTGCTATTCCTTTAAGACCTTCTCTAAATTTGCCGCTTGCTCCAAAAAATTTACCTGAAGCTGCTTTACTTGCACCTTTACCTAATATCTTACCTAATGGTCCAGCTCCACCTATGCCAGCAATGCCGAGTCCGACTGCAGCTATAGGTGCAACTTTTTTAACTACTTTTTTGAGACTTTTACCTAATTTTTTTAGAAACCCAAACTCAGCCATACCCGTAATTGGATTGATTGACATGCCTTGACCTACAGTATATTCATTCGGATCAAGCCCTACAGCCATCATTTCTTGTTGTATTATTTGTTGAGTTTGTGGAGAAATAACTGGTGGTACTACCATTTCCCCTGGTGCTACGTGGGCAAGCATTGTGTCTTCCCCTCTGCCTAGACCTGCTATACCGCCTGGATTATTCATTTTATTCATGCTCAAATCATTCCTCGTTACATGTTAACCAAAATACCAAAAGGTATCTATCTCCTGATTCTACTGCTAGCCCTCTATGCATATGCGTAAAACTAGGAAAAATTAGAGCGTGGCCTGTAGGTAATGGCTCGACTGTACCACGTTTTAAAAACTCAGTTCCGCCACCTTTGTACTCCCCCGTGTTCAAAGGAACTACCATACTTATATCAGCACTTGCATCATGATGCCAAGCACCTTGTTTTTTATCCTTTAAATTATAATTAGCTATTTGGATTCCGCCCCCATCTACATGCCTATTCCAAATATTTAAAAATATAGGATTTCCAATAGTATATATCGTTTGCATTAAAGATTGAAATATTTGTGGACAATTATCTTGAAAGGTTATTTCTGGTATTTGTCGTAGATCATCCTCTTCTGGGTTAGGATTGAAGCCAAAATGTGCTTCTAAATGTTTCATTTCATCCATTAATATCTGACAAAACTTCTCTGAAAAGAAAGGCACGGTGTAAACATCTTTCAACGGTTCTTCTATAATTTTGTCTAATGGTGTGGGTTTTGGCGATTTTGTGCCACTTTCTTGGTAAAAATCTACTATTGGGTTTATAGAGTCTTTGACTGCAGCAAAAGTTTCTTTGTTTATATACCAATCACTTGGATAGGTAAGAAGTAGGTTTTTTGGTTGATAAATAAGGTTTTCAGCTACGTTTATCATAACTCTATGGTTGTTGCTCCTGCTATCTTGATAGTTACTGTGCCAACCTCTGATGTCATCTCAAAACCCTTAGCTAAGGTTCTATCGCCTATGTCTACCCATTTGTTACCTGTGTAGACTTGTAAAACCCCAACTGTGGTATTCCAAATAATGCTACCTGCGTTAAACTGCAAAGTGTTTTTTTCTGCGTCAGATATCTGCCTAACATTATCAAGATCCACTGCACCAAGATTAATTTCTAAAATACGGACTAATCTATTAAAAATATCAGAGGAAACGGTGTCAGTAGCTAGTGGTAGTTGAGTTTGTAAAATCTTACTCATCTTTTACCATCTGGTTTTATGTCTATCCTCGTGGCTCCTAATCTCCATCCTATTGATAAATTTCCATTGTTAGTTGCATCGTCATCAGATTCAAAACGCAAAGCTATTTGTCTTGAACGACTACGCACAAAGACTTGTTGAGTTGTTGCTGATATGGCATTTGTAGAATTTGTGGTAAGAGAGTCACCTGGAAAGTTTCTTGTTTTCAAAACAATGTTTACATTACCGTTGTTATCATCTTGTATAAATTTGTAATCTGGTATTATTCTTTTTAAAAAACTAAACTGGTCGCCATCACCTATATCCATATCAGAGCTTTCTATAAACACGTTTGTCATAGGTGAGCCATCATCATCAAAACCAATTTCTTGTTTGTATAAGTAACTATTTCCTACAGCTCTTGGGTAATTCTCTATACCAGAATCAAGCCAAGCAGTCCTAACTAACTGCCCATAAAACCATAATTTTTCTACATAGTTATAGATTACATATCTGTCTATTTCGCTTGATGAGCTTGAACAATAGAACCACCCTATTTCACTTTTATCTTTTATGGTAAAAGCATGTACTTTAAAAGATTGGGTCAGGTTAATATCGTTAAAAACATAGTTATGCACCGAACAAGGTAGTGTTTGTACAGAACCGTTGTAGACATAAAAATTGTTGTAACTCATCCAAAAAACGCCACTAGGGGCTGTTGTTGCAGCTTTAGGCCCAACAAGGCCAGTTCCTTCGTTGATAAGGTTTATACCAAAAGTAAAAGGCGGCCCTATAAACTGCATACTGTAAAGAGCAGTATCTGTCCAAATTAAAGTTTCTTGTCTTGCTTTGACACCACCAATAATGGAAGAGCCGCTTGACAACCTCAGTGAACCTGCAGTGTTCGTTGTCAAGGGCTCAAAATCTAACTCGTTTTCTTGATCACTAAAAGCTACTAACATAGGATCTATCGTTCCTGTTCTTGAAGATCCAGATATGGGATCTGCACCTAAAACAATCAAATGTCTATCTTTTTCTGATGTTAAGACTTGTAATGCTTTTGTTGGCACTAAATTTGCACCCGAAATACCTGAAAGTTCTACAGCTCTTGTTGATAAACCACCAGATTCTAGCCATCTAAAAATACCACCATTGCGTTGGTTAATAATTAAGTTTTCGCCAAAGTTGTCATGTGTCCATAAACGCAGTTGGTTTGTGTCTGATAAAGCTGCAGCTTGTCCAAACGCACCTATACCCCAACCGTTAAGACCCCAGCCTGTACCAGGAACATAAACATCCAAGCCAACATTTACTTGATATGCACCAACAACTGAAGATCCACCATTACCAGTATCAGAAGAGTTTGCTGTTACTGTTGTACCACTGGTGTCTTTAGCTTCAATCGTATAACTGTTTGCATTTACCACAGTAGCTACTTGATATTCTTGATTTAGAACTGCTGCTGTGATATTACCACCAAGCGAAGATGCGCCACTGAAAGTTACAAAATCGTTCTGCACTGCACCATGAGCAGTATCTGCTACTGTAATCGTAGCATCTCCATTACTAGCAGAAAAAGTTACATCGCCAGCTGACGTTGTAGATCTTATAGGTGTAATGTCATTAAAAGAACCACCTGATTCAATGTAATACTTAAGATGGCTACCTAAACCTAAGTATTTAGATCCCTCTAGTGATATCCAAGGGTGTAATGCTCTAACTGAGCCTAAATATGTGTTAGATGTTAGTTTTTCCCAGCCTCCAAACTTTTCTGGTCTACCTTTTCTAAAACGCACTAAATTACAGTCAAACCAACCCCCTTCGTTATCATATGCGGTACCTTCTCTGTTTATACCCGGTCTAAATGTAATCTTTTGTAAAGGCATATTAGATGTGATGCCACTCTTTGCCTTCAAACAACAAAGACTCTGCTTGTCTTCTGCGTTCTAACCCCTCTAAAACTTTACCGTTTGCTTTGTTCCATCTACGCATTTGATGTGGAACTTCTTCTTTTTTATTGTCATTTAAAACTTTAAGCATAGTGCTGTTGTTTAGATTTGTTGGCCCCAAGTTGTAAGTCCATGCAACTAAAGCATCAAACTCATTTTGTGATAATGGCACATGTACTGCATCACTTACATAAGCGCCAAATACAGGCAACTCTTCGTGTAACCACTGATCAGCTTGTTCTTGTGTACAAGTATCTCCTTTTTTTACATTTTTTGTTCTGCCGTAAGCTATTGTCCAAACGCCTGCACTGCATTTGTATGCCTCTAACTCACACCCTTCAAATTTTTTTATTAAACTTGTGCCTTCTTGTGAAATTTCCATATTACTCCTCCTCTTTTGTCGTAGTAACTTCCCTATAATACACAACAACATCTTTTAATTCACTTATATAGCGTTTAATTTCTTGCATGTTATATGCCATAACTTCGTAATCTGGCACAGTCATAGCTAGAAAAACAAGCTCTCCTTCTTGATTTTCTATTATTGCAAACTGTTCTTCAAAATTCTCGGGTGTAATAGTAAGCCATCTAACCTCTCTAAGAGATATTTCTCTTGGCATAACTGGTTGTACAATTACCCTTTCTAAAGGTTTTGCCGTAACTTCTATTTGTTTAGTTGGAATCAGGCTGCAACTGCAAGCCATCATCGAGATCATCAACAGTGACGCTGATTTGCTCGATATCTTCCATAATGTGTTTTGTACCATTATTTATCTTCCTTTGCATTTCAACTGGATCAGCTATGATTTTTGCACTTAGCTGATAGTTTTGTATAAATTCTGTGTATCTTAACAATTCTCTTTGTGCTGCCTGACTTTTTTTTGATAACTCACTCATTTGTTCTGTTTGTAAGTCAAAATCGTTTTGTAAA